ATGCCCAAGCTTCTACACCTGTTGTATAGTTCATGTCTGCTTCTGCCCCTAATGACAGTGTTTGACCAGCTACAGTGATGTCTTTTGCTTGTGCTGCTCCGGCTAGCAATACTGCTGCCGCAATTGTCGTAACGAATTTCATTTTATTACCTTTCTATTGTTTAAATGAAGTGCCACTTTTCTGTTGCTAAGCAAGTGGCCAGCTCCCTTTGTTAGGCTGCTAGTGCAACGTAACCAGATGGTGCGAAATTTTCATTTGCATTTAGTTTAATTGATCTATACGCGATCATCCGGTAAACTCCACTTAACTACGCCGTCCGTCGATTCCTATATCAGCCCCATCAAAGATACACACGAGCAAGTTACTGGCGATCTGAATGGGTATTTCGGGGTTTCAGAATCTTGCATGCTACTATAAACCCTTTTTCGCATTCATGTGTATCTTTGGTGGAGCTGTCGGGATTTGCACCCGAGTCCGATCCGATTTTATCTTGTTTCAACGTTTACTAATTATATATAATCCAAAAGAGGATAAATGTCAACCTCTTTTGGATAGTAGTTATAAACTGTGATAATAATATTACACTGGATTAATTACAGTATGAATAAGTAATACTAATGCTACTGAAGCACCAAGTCCTACCATCATCTTTCCGAAGTCTTTTGCTATAAGAGGAAATACAGATTTTGTTTTTCTTTTTCCAAAGTATGTAGCCATTGCAAGTTCTCGGCCTGCAAGTAAACCAACAAACACCCATGTTGTACTCATAGGAATATCATTAAGTTCTTTAAAGAAGTATAGACATAACCAATAGAACAAATCAATCAATGTTGCTGATCGTACGTATCGAGTGTTATGCTTCTCAAGAACAATTTGTTGGATCTTACCACCACGTTCTCTAAACATAAAGAACAATCCACCGACAAATACAAATGATATGAGTATCATTAAATCTGCTGGTACTTGTCGCGGTAAGAATACTGCAATATTAGCAATATCATGTGATAGCCATGTGTACCATAAACCACCCGTAGCAACCCACTGAGCAACACGCCAATAGTTCTTATTGCTTTCACTTACAGGTTGTGTTTCATCATACCACTTACCGAAGTATTTGTGTATTCCAAACCACACGAGATAAGCAAATGCTGCTGCGACTCCATAACCCATAATAGATTTCATCAGCATTTTTTCCAACACGAATGTCGAAGCGAATACAGATAAAACTAAGAATGATGTTGAAACAGGTACACCAAAGCGGGTTAGTGCAACTAGAATTGCAGGTGCTGCTGCATGATACCATTCTACTTCTTGCCACGGTATCTTGTTTAGTCTTCCGTAACTGATGTCTCCACCGTTTACATACCAACCATACCAGAGGGTCGCTAGAAGAACAGCTGAGGCCGCTATCCATAATGTCTTATAACTAAATCTCTCATTGTTTGATGCCATCCATGTGCCGAGAGTCTGCACTGAATCGTTTGCTATAACTGCATATGCAGCAAGCAGGAAGCCGACAAGGCTCCACACTGTGAGTAGTTCCATAAATTTCTCCTTTATTGCTTGATGGCTTTACACCATCGCTCACATATAAAAATGCCAGAGCTTTACCCTCTGACACCGTTATTTATTTAACTTTTTTCCACACGACTTTAATATAATTTGCGTCTAGCATGTCACGGTATTCAATTGCATCTAAGACACAACTGAATGCTTTACCGTTTATAACATGCTTAACCCCAGTCTTTGAAGGAGCCCGCTTGGTCGTTATATTCATAGCCTGCATAGTATTCCTTAATCTCATCTTCAGTCATCCCTGAATTTTCAACTTTATCAGACAAGCCTGTATCGCCAGTGTAATAGTGAGGACGAGCCCCACGGCCATAATAACTATCAGCACTGCCGCGATCAAAAGGACCGCCGTGCCGAACTGTTTCAGACTCTTTAAACGTAACATCATAAACAGTACCTTGAAATTCAAAATATTCTTTACTCATGTAAGCTCCTGCTGTTGTAAATTTAAGATCTAAGTCCACGTCGCATCTCCGTCGTAAACACTTCAAAGGCTTGCCTTGTAGTGTCGTTATGTGCAAGAGGTGCACGTTCGATAAATGCAATAAGCTCTTCGAAGCTCATTCCAAGAAATTCCATTTGTTTTTTCAAAACAGTCATTGCGCCTTTAATCTGCATGATTAAGCTCCCATTCCTAAGTATTCAGTTTTTAAAACTTGTAAGCGATCCCAAGCAACATCTAGGTCAAACTCAGATGCAAGATGCTCGAAGCACTCGTCGATGTAAGTTGATTTGTAGAAATCTGAAAGATCCATGTACATATCAGACTCAACAAAATTCCAAAAGGTTGTTGAACCAACGCCAGGACGACGATTGAATTCGTCTTTAGTTGCTTTTTGGAATGAAGCCAATACGTCTGCTTTGATATTTGTCATGTTGTTTCCTTTAATTTACTTTATACTATTAATATACACTATTAAAAGGGGTTTGTCAACCCCTTTTTTCATTTAATTTCAAGTTTTTTGCTTAATTTCGAAGATAATGTCGAGAATGCCCTCTATAAACTCACGAGAAGTAGATAGATTTTGCTGATGCTCGGTTTCTTCTAGGAAACGTCTAATGACCATGATCTCATCAATGTAGTGAAGATCTTGCTCTTGTGTTTCGATAAACCATTTAGCGATTTCGGTTTGTGTAAAGAGTTTTTTCATTTTGTTTCCTTTCATAATATTAGTATAAACTATTCAGAAACGAATGTCAACCCCTAAAATAAAAAAAAGTTGCTAATCCATACTACGGATTGCAACGTATTCTAACTCTTCATTGAGTACTTCCAGTTCTCGTTTTTTATATGCTTCTTCAAACCCTTCTAAAGCATATTGGGATCTTTCGTGGTTATTCCACAATCTTTTAAAATAACTATCATACAAGTATTCAACTACAGTGTCGGATTCTGATTTAGTAATTAGTTGACCTTTTACCATCCAATTCAAACGGTTGGCTTCTTTACGTACTGCTGGTGAGCACATGGTGGGACCTCCTCTATAAAATATTATTTATGTCTGGAAGATCCCACCTTTATCATTGTTACCGGTAACAGTTGAAAATAATTTAATTATTTTACAAAGCTTTTTCTAAATCACCATGATTGCCGTCATGTGATGGTGCTTCCCATCCACTAGGCTTCAACAAATCTGGTAATCCAAATCTGTTAGGACGGCCAGGTTTAACGCCAGGTGATTTAGCCATATTAGCATTATAGACTTTGTCCCATGCTTCGTTAGCGTTAACACCCATAACATCAAGTGTACCAATAGCAAAGACACACATATCAATCAAACCATCAACTACTTCTTCAGCATCTGAGTTATTAATAGCTTGCATAGTTTCTTGTACTTCTTCATTTACCATCAGCATACGAAACATCAAATACTTTCGCATAAGATCTTTATTATCTTTGTTGGCTTCAAACCATTCATGTACACCAAACTTGTGGTGCATATCTTCCATATCGTTTACCCAGTTATCGCTCATAGTGTTCTCCTTGCATACGCATTTCTAGTTCTGCTATTTGGTCTTTAATTAATAGTTTCTGTTTCTTAGCTTGAATAATATTACTCTCTGGTGCTTTTTCGCCTTCAAGTGCTTCTACTATTGCATGTTGTCGTTGGTGAGAGGTTTTAAGCCACTCTAATCTTTTAGTGAAATCTTCTGTCATAATTTTCTCCTTATACAAAGAAATCATCAAGGGTTGCAATTTTAACAGCAGACCAATTGACAGCTTCTAGGATTGCTTCTAGGGGAGCCAAGAATACTTTCTCAAATTGTTTTTCGTAATCAATGTATTCGTGTACACCGAGTTCTTTTGGAAGTACGCCTGGAAACGAAATAATGTTTTCCTTGATAGTGTTAGGGGTTTTCAGATAGCAAAACTTTACTTTGTCGCCGCCGGTGATTGAAGTAAACTTACGGTTGAGACCTTTCTCAGCTAGATAATGATTGTATAGAATACAACCACGAACATGCATTGGGCAGCCTTTCTTATATAGATTTACCTTGTCACGATATTTATCGATATTGTCTGTACCAGAATTCTTACCGATATCTTCGGGTGGAAGCTTATAGAATTCTTGACGGAAGTTTTCAATAAAGTCTTGCATTGCTTTTTCATCTTCGTTCATAAGAACTTTAAATGCTGCACGAAGTTTATCACGACATACCTCTGGTGTTGATGAACGTACTGACTCAAGACCTGTAACACTGATCTTAGGTGTTTCATAATGTACACCTTCAGAGTTAAGGGTATTCATAATATAACGTTTCTTAGCAATGAATACAGATTTATCAGTAATCTTTTCTCGTTTCATTACCATCGCTTGACGATAAGAACCCATCTTAGATGCAAGCTCAATGTATCCATTCTCAATTACTTCTTCGATTTTAGTAGAACAAACTTTATCAAGGAACTCTTCGCCTTTGCTACGTTCGATATCTGTAGTACCGAATGATGCTTTGATGAGAGGACCAAAGTCGACGTAGATTGAATCGGTATCGATATATACGATATAGTCTTTGTCGTTTGTTTTGAGTATCTTATTAAGATATGTGTTTACAGAGTTTTGTGCATATCGAATAGACAATTGACCTGATGTTGTAATTGCTTCAGCCATGTCGTTAATATAGTACAAGAAGTAGATGTTTGCCATTGCACCGTAGAGCGAGTTCATACTAATTTTAATAGCCATTTGAGAGTTATGAAGCTGAGTTACTTCTCGCTTTAGACGATCTTTCTCTCTTGGATCAGTTGCATTCTCAAGCTGTTGTTCGACACCAAGCATCTTTTTCTTAATTACAGAACGATTACCGTAGTATTCATCAATGATTGATGGAATAACACCTTTAAACTCGTTTGTAAACTTTGCACCGTTAGCAGCTACTGATACAGACTTATCGTTATTTGTATATTCGCCGTTAAGTACCATATCTTGAGATACGTAATCACGTTCATCTTCTAGATAAGTTTCTGGTGACATGTTGTATTGCAACATTAAGTGTGGATATAGAGAGTTTAGATCGAAGGATACAACCCAAGGATGCATGCCAACTTTAGGATCTTTAACATAACCACCTACAAGCTCACCAGCTCGTTGGCCAGGACCACCTTTAACAGGAGGGACTCGACCTTCACCAAGCAATCGGCGATAGAGTGTAGTTTCCCAGATACCAACTGTACCAAATGCATCATGGTAGTTAACACCGCCGCCATAAGCAACAGTCATAACCAGAGCAAGTAGACCAGTTTCATCTTCAAAGCGTTGAATTAGCCACGTATCTTTTAAGTTATAGTCTAGATATAGTTGTGGATTTTTCTCGTACAATGTTGTAAGATCGCCATACTCAGAGTAATCAAGTTTCTTCTCACCAAGAATTACGTGAGCAATATGATCGAGCTTGTAGCTTTCTTGTGGGCCATACTTATAGCCAAACTTCTTAAAGCAATCCATATAATCGACGATAGATATACCATCAATTTTATATGTATGTTGCATCTTACCATAGAATTCTCGGCCTGTTTGATTAATATT